AATTCTTTGGCGAAGGCAGACTTGGTGTGACTCACGGTTCGCTTAATATTACTACAGATGCCAACGGTAGAGTTGCAACTGCTGTGATTGCTGATGGCGGTGCTGGATATCAATACGGTGATGTAGTCAGTGTAGCGGTTGGTACACTTGGTGGCAATGTGCAAAGTCAGAAACCATCTTTCTTTGTTGATGCAGCTGGATTTGGTTACAATGAAACTGAATTGATCGTTGACAACTCAAATGGTATTTCTACTGGAGATATCATACAAATCACTGAAGAAAGATTAGAAGTTGTCAGTGTAACTGGAAATATCATTACAGTTATCAGAGGAGCTCAAAATACAGAAATTGTCGATCATTTAGATGACATTGCCGTAGAATTGGTCACAAAGACATATAGATTTACTAAAGACAGTGTTGTTAATTTTGGATCTAGTAATGCATATGTTGATAACTATGATCCATCTACGCAACAGCTTGATGTTTACTATGTAAATGAGGGTGACCAGATTATTGCAGATAATTCTATTTTTGTAGATGAAAGCACTCCAACCAAGCAAGCACAGATTGATAGTGTTACTGACACGTCTCTCAGATTCAGATTCCGTAAAGATGGTGAGTCTGAATGGTTTAAGAACATTAGTCTTGATATTCAAAGAACATATCGATACATCTTTGATACTAGTAGTCCTACCTTGGTTGGTAGACATCTTAAGTTCTACGAGAATGTTTATAGAACTAGAAATCTTCTTCAGGCATTTGAGTCCATCGAAAAACCTGGATTCTCTGGTTCATACACTTCTTTCCAGCTAGGTTACGGTATTCCTATTGACGGAACTAATTGGGAGCAAAAACCAGTTATTGCTGTTCCTCCTAAAATCTATTATGATGAACCCTTAAGCAAAATTAATTCGGAAGATCAATTCTTTACTCTTGTAGAAGATCCATTTGCTGGTAAGCACGCTGTATTCTATGGCTTTGAATACGAATTTGCTTATAGACTACCCAAGGCACCTCAGCAAGAAGGATTTACAAACGTTCAGTACTTTACAGATTCTCTGTATGCTATTGGTAGCATTAAGAACGTTAAAGTTATTAGTGGTGGTAAGAACTTCACATTACCCCCACAACTTCCTGGTGTCTTCTTGAATAAGAGGTTTAGAGGTGCATTTACTCCTTTAATCGAAGATGGCAAGATTACTTCGGTAAACATTATTGATACGGGACTAAACTACTCCCAACCCAAGGTTTTACTTGAGAACACTGGTGGTGGCGCTAATGCTCAGTTCCGTGTTGAGCTGACTAATCAAGGTGCTGTTGGTCGTATTGTGCCTACAGAAGAAGGTTCTGGATATGGTCCTGATACTACTGTGAGACTATATGAGTCTGACGCAAAACTATATGCTCACGGCGAGAATATTGGTAGGCTTGCCACTTTAGAGATTATTTCTTCTGGTAAAAACTTTAATAATGATCCATCATTGCTGCCACAGGTCAATCCTCCTATTGTGATGACTTTAAGAAACTTCCCTGATAGGGCATTCTTAAATGGTGAACAAATTACTCAGAGAGATGCCAATGGGAAGATGATCGCATTTGGTCGTGTTGACTATTGGATCAATGGTATGAACATTCTGCGAATTAAGCAGGTTCAGGGTAAATTTGATCAACGATATCCTCTTTATGGCGAAGCGCTTCGCAGCACAGCTGATATTCAGAAGATTTACGTTGCTAAGATTGATCCTGTTATTGGACCTACTAGCACATCGATTGGTAACTTCCAAACTGACCGTAGTAAGCTGTCTGCTGTGTCGCAGAAGATTCAAGATGGTATTTACTATCAAGATTATTCTTATGTGGTTAAATCCACCATTTCTATTAATGACTGGAGAGACTTTGTTAAGAAGTTCACTCACCCTGCAGGATTTAACCTGTTTGGTGAAGTTCTAATCGAATCTTTCGGTGATGCCGAGCAACCAGCAACTATTGACACTCCTCAGTCTGGCACTAAGGACAATGGTTTTGGTGCTGTCATTAGTATTATTGAACCTGGTGTTTTAGGAGTTACTACTAGTCATAAAGCTACGAGAATTACTCAATCTCACGTCAGAGTTGATACATTCAGACAGCAGCGTGGTCTTGGCACTCTTAACTACAGTGAGCGTAACAATGTAGAGATCGAGGTATTTGACCTTGCCGTATCTCCTGAATTCGATGGTGAGGTGCAAGTAGACGGTTCGGTTACTGGCACAAGAACCTTTACGCTGTTCAAAAAAGATATCAATGAACCGTTGGTGCCATACAAAGCACAGCAATTGCTGGTAACTCTAGATGGTGTGCTGCAGGATCCCGATACTGCATATACTGTCTCTGGTAGTACAATTACATTTGCTGAAGCTCCTCTCGGACCATTTGTTGATGCTAAGACTGGCATTAATGTTCCTGGAGTTAATTTCTACGGTAAGTCAATTAAATTCCAAGACAATATTAACAATGACCGTTATATGCTTGAGGCAAATAATATTACCTCACAGTTTGATGGTACTAGTACTAATTTCGATCTCGGTATTGAAATTGTCAATGACGACCACGTATTCATCTCTTTGGATGGTGTTCTTCAAGAACCTGGAGTCGCATACAACCTTGTGGAAGGTGGTGCAGGCGAAGTTACCTTTACAGAACCTCCTAGACAAGTTGGTAAGATCCTAGAGCTGGATATTACTGATGCAACTAACTTCTTAGTTAATGATTTTGTTGTTGGACAGACATCTGGAGCACGTGGCGAGATTGTCGCTAAACGTTACTTTGTCGATCACAGATTCCTCAATGCTGCAGATCTATTAGCTGACAACAGTACAATTCTTGCTGAAGAAGCTGTTGGAATTTTAGATGATACCAGTAAGTTTGATGGATTCACTTATCCTGGTCTAGGTAGAAACCAGTGTATCACTGATCTCAAATCTGTTCTGAAAAATATTTCTAGAGATTTGCAACTTGGTGGCAATAGTAATACTTGGGATGCTGCTAAAGAGTATTTGCTCAATCCTGCTGACCCTAACTCGGATCTTAAGCATATTGAAGGTGAAGTTGAAGCTACACTATGGGCGATGAAGTATTTTAAGGATATGTCTATCCTTACTATTCGTAATCACTTTGGTATTGGCAATCTCACTAGTCAACAACGTTTTGCTGATACGACGTTCAGTATGACACCTACAAATGCTCTTTATACAGCATCTAGCGGTGTCCTAGTCCTTACACTCCCTGGTCACGAACTGTCTTCTAGTGACAAAGTTGCAATTGCAACTGATTCACTTGTATTTACTTGCGATAAGGATAGCAATCAAACGCAGCATAGCTATCCTCGCAGTACAGATCCTGCTGCAGGTGTTATTCTGTCTATTGTATCAATTTCTGGCGATGATGTTACTATAAATGTTGGTGCTTCACCAGCTGGTGAGCAATATAGTCATTCGTTTGTAAGTTCTTCTGCAAATAGCATCGGTAAGTATAACGATGTTTACAATAAGACAAATGCTGTCGCAGACGAATTTATTGATAGCGCTAATCTATTAAATGCTAACCGTAACTTCATTGCTGAAGAAGCTGTCGCTATGATGCTTGCTGGTGGCGGAACGATTTCAGACCCTGCTTTCAATACTGCTGTATCGATTGTTTCTGCCACTGCAACAACTATTACTGTCGATGTTGGCAAATCAGATTCTATAGATGCACATACTTTCGATAGTGCACTTGCCAATTCTGTTATCACTGGTGGTAACTATACTCATACATTGCAAGAAGTTGCTGCAAATTCAATACAAGTAACTTCTGGTCCTGCTTTAACTCCGACTGATGCTACTTACGATCCAGCAACTGGTGAGTTTGTAATGACAGTTGTTGGGCACACTCTTACGACTAGCAGTACAGTTACTATTGCAGATGACGCATTTATATTCAGATGCTCGATGGATCAGAATGCTACACCGCATAGTTATCCTCGTTCTACTGACCCTGCATCTGGACAGCAATTAGCAGTCACTAGTGTTACCACTGATACATTTACGGTTAATGTTGGTGTGTCTGCTGAAGTAACTTTCACACCTACTAACGGTACCTATGATCCTCTGACTGGAATGATGATGCTGGATATCGGCACTCATACTCTTGCTCAAGGAACTAGCATCAGACTGTTGACAAATGGTATTTCATTCACCTGTGATCTGGACAATTACACAGTAGCGAAGGCATATCCTCGTGCATCTTCTCCTGGAAGTTCTGATGATTGTTGCGATGATGTTAAGGATATGCTAAAAGCTATAGCTTGGAACTTACAATATGGTGGCAACAACAAAGTCTGGGATGCTGCAGAACTCTATGTCGATAGAGATGGATATCTGAATCATATTACCCAGAAAGTACCCGAAACCCTACAAGTATTTGCAAATGTCAAAACTCTCGCTGCTGATGTCATTCGCAACAACGTTATCACACCAGCTGGTACCCACGGAGTCACTCAGGTGTTTGATAACAGCATTACTGTTGAGACAAATGAGTGTGCATCTGTAGAATCCGCTATCGGTGTTTTGGTAGATTTGGTTGGTAATGCTATCCAAACTCCTAGCACATTTGAAGCAAACGTTGCAAGAACACTACCTTTAGTTTGGCCAACTGAGTTCAGCACCTTGACTCCAACTCGTGATTTGACAATCACTATAGATGCTGCTAATCCATATTGCCAACAGGTCGAATCTGCAGTTAATGTTCTTTTCAATATTGTCACTACAACAATTTCAGAAGCTGCATTTAACAATACCAATCATTTGCTGAATGTTGCACAGGACTTCCCAAATCCCAACAGAATTCAAGTTGAGATGACTAAGAAGGACTTCCTACAGGGTGAAGATATCCAGTCTGAAGCTTCTCTTCTTACGGCAACTACTCAAAGCGTATCTTCTATCAACCCTGGTATCCAGCAAAAATTCTTCGGATTCAAGCAAGGTAAGTATTACAAACTGGATTCTATTGAGTCTCAGTTTAATGATGCTCAAACTATCTTCGATTTGGAAAGAAGTGGCGTTCCTTTCTATTCAGAAAGATCGCAAAATCTCGTTGTCATCCTGAATGGTGTTATGCAGGTCAACCGCGTAGCATATCGTGTGGAAGACAACCTTGTCGTATTTAATGAAGCTCCTGCCTTTGGTTCTGCTTGCTTCATTCTTTACTTCTATGGTTTGGACCCTGAGCGTGTTTTGATCGGTTATAATATCGAACCACCTGGCACATTTAAGAAGTTCTTTAAGTTAACTCTGGATCAACAGATTTTGCTACCTTTGGAAGGTGCTCAATGTTGGGTTTCTACAGAACCTGTAACTAACATTGTAAGAGAATATCCTTATTCGTTTGCACGGGGTAGAATTTATAAGCAAGCGTGGACTCCTGGTCAGCAGAATGTTCTTTTTGTGGAGGGTGTGACTGCACAGAAATCAAACTGGTTGAATGGTACCTTAAGTGTTACTAGAGACAGAGGATCAACTGCTCCTATTATTGAGCTGCAAATTCTAGATGTTGAAGAGCAAGTCAATGAAGACTTTAGAGAAAAACTATTCAACAGACAGGATAGAATCAAGTCTAATCTCAGTCAGGGTGACTTAATCAAAATTGATGGCGAGGCAGAGACTCGTGGTATTGTGAGAGCTGCTAGAGATGCACTGGTCACTTCTGGTTATGATTCTGATACTTCTGGTATCGTGTCTTCTTTCTTTAGAAGTTACGAATATGAAGTTGTTCTTAACGTTGGTCCTTATTCTGGACAGATTGAGGGTTTTGGCGCTCAAGCAATTGCTAAAATCGACGCTGAAGTAAGATTCCACACTTTACAATCTTCTAGAACTGAAGGTGTGGAGTTCTTACCTGGTGACGAAGTTGTTCAATATCAAGATCAGAATGATACTTCTAGTCCTGTTATTTGGAGAGCAGTTGTCAAAGCATATGCTCCTAAAGATAAGGCAATTGAATTTAGAAGTGAATATATTGATGGCACTACTCCCGTTGTTTATACAGATCCCGACGTTAACACTTTCCGTACTGGAGAAAGAATTTACGTTGAAGCTACACCTAGTACAAATGCTATCGCATTGCAGTACTTAGAACCTGGTGGTGTTAATCGTGTTGTCTTGACTAGAAGAGACAATTCTGCATACTACGAATCTTTCAGAGAATGGAAGCAAGCAAATGTTTGGAACAAAGGTGAGAATTTATTAGGTAACGGATTCGTTCCTATGAATGCCAGTGCAAATAATGAACCTGGGGAGTATGACTTTACATCTTCAATTTATGACGATCAACTAAATCCTCAGATCTCCAAAAATTATCGCGAACCTCCCGTGATGATCTTTAGATCTTCACCTGTCACAGATTCTAATGGCGATTCTTTAGGTTCTCCTACTGGTGGTGGCGCTCGTGCTACTGCAATTGTTGTTCGTGGAGAAATTGTTGATACCGAGCTTATTTCTTCTGGTTCTGGTTATAAAGTTCCTCCTCAAATCCTCTTTACTAGAGGTTACTTTGTGTTCCGTAAGGATCCTCTGAGTGTTGCCAATTTCACGACATTTGGTATTGAACCTCCGACTATTGACTCTCCTGTCGGTGTTCAAAGCTTCTTGCAAACCATCTTCAAAGGTGGCGATCGCACCCGTTGGACTCTGTTCAACTCCTACGCTCCTGCTGGTGATAACCTTGTATTTGGTAATGCTGGTGCACCGATCTATCAAGTTAAAAAATACTATGATGGTCGAGTAATTATTCAGAAAATTCTGGATCTTACTAATAAGATGCATCCTCAGCCTGAGATCTACATCAATCTGGCACCAGAAGATGTTCGTTGCTATTGGAAGGAAACTACAGTTCTGCAGTCTCAGATGACTGGTGGTGTACAAGGAATCTCTTGTGCACTTACTAAGTACAAGAAAACTGAGACTAAAGTTCAATATAATGCTGGTGTTATTGAAAAGAGAGCTTTCAATAATCCTAATCTGATTGGTTTTGACACTTACAACACGGGTTCTCTTGGACTGACTATCGGTTCGTTGGAGTCTATGAAGTTTGAAATTCAACCCCAATCTAATAATTCTATCGGACAGAATGGTTACTATACCGATTCTGCTGGTAGGCAGATTAATTATGTAATGGGTGATATGAACCTTGACTTCTGGTCTAATTTGTATCCAAACCTTACGATTGGCGATTTCGAGAATCCCGATATCCTCAATTCTCAGGTATATGCTGAGGGAGATCAAAACTACTTCCGTTATCAGCAAGGTTCCGAAATACATTTCAGAACTACCAGCAAAGCTATGATTCTTGATAATACCTTTGGGGATGATGTTCTGTTAGTAAACAGTACGAAAGGATTCCCTGCATCTGGCGGTAAGTTAATTATTGCCGATGTAGCTGCGGATAAGAGAGAAGAAATGACTTACACTTCTTCCACATCGGATAGATTCTTAGGAGTCCAAAGATTGAATCCTTTGAGCACAGTGGAAGAAGGTTCCAGATTTGCCGCTATGACTAACACCAAACTTACGCAATATGTGAGTCTATCTAACGGTGGTACTGGATTGAGTTACAATGGAGGATTTATTTCCGATGTTCAATATTACTTATTCTATGGCGGTAACGTTGGTAGCAATAGAATAATCCACTGGACTTTCAGTACAGCTAATGAGATTCAATCTTTCCAGAATCACAACACTATTACTGTTGAATATATACGAGGTACTGGATCTAATGGCGGTGAATATCCAGGGCAAGATTTAGAACTATGGTTCTGGTCTGCAAATACAAATTATGTAAAAGCAGGAAATGTTTGGTCCTCTGGTGATGCTGCTGGGGGAGATTGGAGCACAACTACATTGAATATCCCTGCTACTATCCAAACAGAAATTAATAATGGCAACGCATACCGAATGTACTTCCAGCAACTTAGTATTCAAGCAGGTGGTGCTGACTACTTCGGTCTCAGAACTTGGTGGCTTGATGACACTGACGGCGAACCCACATATCCAAAGGGAACAGTCGTGATGTCTGCGAATAAACTATAATTAAAGTCACTAAATATAAATAACCACGGATCCAGTCTCAGTATACGAAAATCCAATGTCTGCAATTATCACTGATCTTTTTAGAATTCATAATGCACAGCAGTTCGTTGAGGCGCTGGCGGAACCCGACACTGCTTCCCCCTCAGAGGAAACAGCAGCTGAGTCTGGCACCCAACGTACTCGACTATACTTCTTTATTGGACGCCCCCAAGAATGGCGTGCATATTTAGAACTATATGCTATCAATAACACTTTCCAGGAAGGCGAGATCGTCTACCAAGGTAGTTCTTACCCTGGTGGCGCTACCGTTTACGGCACGGTCGAAAAAGTGTTTCCCAATTCAGTCCTTCTCTCTGGCGTCAATGGCGCTTCGGGACAGAACTCCAACTTTGTTGCTGGAGTCGCTGTAACAGGTAATACTTCTGGTGCTACTGGTAAAGCTGGTGTATGGAGAACTGGTACAGAGAACACTCCTACACAACCTTTCGACTCGCAAGAAGAAAAGTTTGAGATCTTCGATGATATGATCTCACTCAAGCGTGTGAAAAAAGATGACGTGACCTTTGTGGTCAAGCGTTATAACTTCGGCGCTAACACTGTGTACGATATGTACAAGCCTGATTATAGCAGTGCTAAAACTTCTGCTACAGGTTCATCTTCATTGTTTGCTGCCACATTCTATGTGATGAACAGCAGCTATGAGGTTTTCAAATGCATCTACAACGGTCAGACCCCTACCGATCCTAACGGTGTTGTTTCTGTAACAGAACCAACTAAAGTTCAGTCAATCTCTGGTATTTTCATCGAACCTGAAGATGCTGGCAACCCTGGATTCCGTACGGATGGTAAGCGTCCATACGTTTGGAAGTATATGTACACCATCCCTACCGATAGTGTGCTGAAGTTCCTCTCCACTGACTTCCTTCCTATTGTGGAAGAAACTGCAGTTATTACTTCTGCTGTTGATGGTGCTATCGATAATATTCTTATTACTGATTCTGGTACCAACTATGACCCTGGTACCTACTATGCTCCTATTCAAGGTAATGGTAGTGCTGGTATTGCTAAACTAGTTGTTGATTCAGGTGCTATTGTCGAAGCAAGTCTTCAAGCTTCTGGTACAGGATACACATACGCTTCAATTAATTTGAGCGATGTCTATAGCGATGCTGCTCTCACAACCCCCTCTAACATCGACGCTAACACCGATGCTACTGGTGGTGCCCTGGAAGTGATTATCCCCCCTCAAGGTGGACACGGAAAGGATCCTGTAGAGGAATTGGGTGGTAAGCGTGTGATGATTAACACTCGCTTGACCTACGATGAAGGCGAAGGCGACTTCCCAACTGATAACGACTTCCGTCGTATCGGTTTGCTGCGCGACCCATATAACTACAACTCTACCGATTTCGCTACTGCTGACAACCTGAGTGCAACTCCTGCACTTAAGCTGCAGAACCCATCTGGCGATTTCTTCGTTGACGAAGAAATTTCACAAACTTATACCGATGGCAATGGCGATACAGTTGTTGCTAAAGCAACTGTAGTTTCTTGGAAGGGTACTGTTGACGGCGTAACCTACAACATCGTTAAGTACTTCCAGTCTCCTGACCGTCACACACATAACGGCGTTGTGTATGATTTCAGCAATGGTGCTGATACAGTTTCTGGCGGAACTTCGCTTTCTACTGCTACGGTAAATAGTACATATAATACTCCTGGTGGTCAGACTGACGGCGGTGTTATCTTTGCTTCTGGTCTCGCTAATCCCGAAATCGAAGGCAACTCTGGTGACATCATCTATATTGAGAACCGTCGTGCAATTTCTCGTGCTTCTGACCAGATTGAAGACATTAAACTCGTTGTTGAGTTCTAATTAAAAGAGACCTAAGAGATGCCACAAAACACTAACCTGAATAGATCCCCGTATTTTGACGATTTTGATACGGGGAAAAACTTCTATAGGATTCTGTTCAGACCTGGTTACTCAATCCAAGCGAGAGAGTTAACTCAGCTGCAGTCTATGCTGCAGGATCAGGTCGAACAAGTCGGCAATAGTATGTTCAAACAGGGTCAAATGGTGATCCCTGGCGAAGTCTCGTATTCTAATACGTATGACTATGTTAAGTTAAGTAGCGTCTCTCAGGTTGCACAAAACGTAAATGGCGAAATTAATTTCGTCAAATACAATATTTCTCAGCTGGTCGGCAAGATTCTTGTCGGTCAGACTTCTGGTGTTAAGGCATTTGTTGATAATCACGCTTTAGAAACTACAACAGACGCTGATACTATTTTTGTTAAGTATGTCAGTTCAGGTTCTGATAATACTGACGTTAGGTTTAGACAGGGCGAATCTCTCAAATTAGAAACTCCTACAACGGATAACGATCCGACTCTAGTTGTAGGTACAGATGGAATCAAACCAGCAGATACTACTGCTATGGGTTTTGGTTCTGCTGTAAACGTTCAGAAAGGCATTTACTTTATTAATGGACATTTTGTCCAGAACGAATCTCAAACTCTTATTCTAGAGAAATACAGTGCTATTTCTTCTTATAAGATTGGTTGGGATATTACAGAATCAATTGTCACTCCAGAAGACGATCCTTCGCTGAAGGATAACGCTCAGGGTTACTCTAACTATTCTGCACCTGGAGCTCATAGACTGAAGATTACTTTGAATCTTCAAAAGTTTGCTGTTGACGCTCCATCAAATAAAAACTTTGTTCAGCTTGTCTTCCTGGAAGAAGGTAAAATCCAGAGACAAATTACTCAAACTTCACCTAGTCAGATTGAAGAGATTCTGGCACGTAGAACTTATGACGAGTCTGGCGATTATATCGTAAAGAATTTTATTGCCGACCTTAAAGAATATTACAACGCTGATGGATCTGGTTACTATGATGTCAATTCATCAACTGGTCTAGTCAACGGTTTATCTGAACTGGCAGCTGATGGAAAGTTTATTGTTGGCATCGGTCCTGGTAAAGCTTATGTTCGTGGTTACGAAGTAGAAAGTACAGATACTAAGTATCTCGAATTAGATAAAGCAAAAGATACTCAGAGTAGAGAAAATACCAGACTATATTCCACACCTTTGCCTACAGTTGGTATACGTGGAGTTCACGGTTCTGTTCCTATTAGTGCTACTTCTGATGGAGAATCTACACCATTTAAGAAAGCTAATTTTTATAGAAAATTTATTGATTCTTATCTTGGCGATAATGGTTCCAAAAACAGTCAAGATACAGGCATTTTTGTTGCTAGCGATCTAAGAGGAACAACTTATAATACCGATGCTGCAACTATGACAGTATGGGTATATCCTGGTGTCGATCCTGTCAATGGTGAGCCTATTGACCTTGCAACTAATACTACAGATATTGTTTACACCGACTTGAAGGTTGGCACTTCAGCATCTGTGTTCCACTTTAATGGCACCTCTTATGATGAGATTAAAGTTGTTGCCGCAAGATTTAATCAAAAATACAATACGGATAGAGATAGAAACGTTCCTTGGAGCGAAGATAGTGCTACTGGTGGTATGAATGAATCTGGTTCGGAGCACGTTGTGCACGAACTGATTCTAAGAGGTCCTATTGCAACTCTATACAGCATTCATCAATCTTACCAAGCACACGGTCCTGTAAAGCTGGGAGGTTCTGGTGGTGGCGCTAGTAATGGTATCTCTCTATATGGTAACAATACTGGTGCAACTTATTATGGTATGGTTCTAGACTATACTCTTCCAGTGCACCCTATCATTGGTAGAGCTATTGCAAGAGACTTCAAATTCCAAACAGTTCCTGTTGGATTTGATAAAACTCGTGGCGTTGTTGCTTCTAGTAATCAGCAAGACTCTACATTCACATTCAGTTATACCAACCCCATTCTTTTCACCAAGATTGTTTTAACTGGTATCCACGCATTTGAAACTGGTTCTAATATCCAGGGTTCTATCTCTGGTGCCACTGCTGTTATCGAAGGTGGGTTGTCGGTTGGGCAAAATGATCCCGAGAATGCAACTTTATCTCATTCTAATACAATTGTACTATCGAATGTTATTGGAGAGTTTGAAGAGGGAGAAGAAATTTTTGATATGGATGACAGTGCCAAAGCTGCTGTCATTGCTGTAGAAGGTCGTATTAGTCACTTCACTGTTCCTTATGGTGGTGAAAATTATTCTGATCAGATGGAGTTGAAAATTGGTCAGAGACAATATCGCGGTAACTACACTACTGTTAGAAGAGAGACTGCTGTTGACGGCATCGATGGTCAGCAGGATTATGTCCACTCTGTTACTTTCACCGAATTAGGTAGGAGAGAGATTTCTGATAAATTCCTCAGTCCTCCAATTGTTGAAGTTATTGATGTTGGTGGTGTACACAGTGCTAGCGATCCAGATGCTTATGTAAAAGCATTCCTTTATAAGAATGTCATTCAAACGTTTGGTACGGAAGATCTTCGTTCCGTTGGAATGACACACGGTAATAGTTCTAGAACGTTCTCTGCAGATATTCAGTATGCAGATACCGATTATACAGAATTTAAAACTATCACCAACAACCTACAGTATTCTGGCAGAACAGATTGCGACTTTATTGAAGCTACTAACTATAGTGCACGTCCTGCAGATGAACTTAAAGAAGATGATTTAATTCAAATCACTGCTGATGGTGTTACGTATCGTTATGAAGTTGCGTATGCTTGCAATGCTACTACCGATACAGTTGCCAGAATTTATTTAAAACAGCGTCTCTTAGCTAACTTCGATTCTAATACTGTTTCTAAGATTCGTGCAAAAATTGAAAATTCTGGAAAATCAAGTCTAGTTCTTCCTCTGCCAAACAGTAAAATTTATTCGATTCTTTCGGATGATGCAAATACTGAGATTACTTATTTCTCAAGAAAGCAATTTATTGAATCAGTTACTGTTGATGGTACCACAAACGAAATTACTATTGCTGCACAGCTTGACTTTGGTCAACAGCAATTTGCTCCATTTAATCAAAGCGATTATGTAATGGAGATCTATACTGCTGGTGCTACTACTACAAGATATGGCGGTGCTACTGGTGATCTAGTGAGAGAAGGAGATATTCTCTATATTGATCGTTCGATGATCTCGATCACTAGTGGTTCTGAGGGAAATACTGCTGGCACTATTGCCATCAAGCTTCCACCCGATTACTTCTATCAAGCAGGTGCTCTGAATCTGGCAGATATGAAGTTGAAAATCAGTTGTACTATTGAGACTGCAAACGCAAAACCAAAACTAAAAACATCTGTCAAGAAGAAAAGAATTTCTATTGCTTCGGATATCGATAACGATATTATCCCAATTAGAGGCGATGATTACGACAATCCAACTGGTCAGGTCAAGTCTTTCTCCGATGTATACAAGTTGCGTTATGTCTATGAAGGGCAAGCTGGTATTGCACCGTCTGTTGATGAAGATGGAACTATTCTAGGTAACAGTGGAATTGATATTACAGATTACTTCTTATTCGATGATGGTCAAAGAGATTCTTTGTATGACACATCTGCATTAATTAGAAAACCTGGTTTCAGAACTCCTACTGGTACCCTAGTTATTGGATTTGATTATTTCAAGCATTCGGAAGGAGACTTCTTTGCAGTTGATTCTTATCTCCACGAGAACGGTGTTTCATATTCTGAAGTTCCCAAATTTACTTCTAATGTATATGGCAGCAAGTCTTTAGCAGATGTAATTGACTTCCGTCCTTTGGTTGGTACATCAGCATTTATTCCTGGTTATCTGAATGCCAGTGTGATGGATCCATCATCCAATGTTTCTGAAGTGTTTACAAGTGGTGGTGTTACTGCAGCACTTCCTGCTGACACACAAAGCTCTGCCAGTATTCCATACACCTTTGCTTGTCAGTATGAATACTACGTTGACAGAATTGATACTATTTACTTGAAGAAAGACGGTAACTTTATTGTTAAAAAAGGTGCTGGTTCTAACGATCCTCAGTCTGCACAAACAATTGACGAAGCTATTAAGATCTTCAAGATTTACATTCCTGCGTTTACTGAAAATCTCAGAAAAATCAAAGTTTTCCCTGTGGAAAACAAGCGTTTTACAATGCGCGATATCTCCAAATTGGAGAAGAGAATCGAACGTGTCGAGAGATATACAATGCTGTCTATCTTAGAACAGTCAGCTCTTAACACTCAAATTAAGGATGGTCAAACTGGTCTTGATAGATTTAAGTCTGGTTTTGCTGTCGATAACTTCGAGAACTTCAATCTCTCTAATATCAACAGCGTTGATTATAAGTGCGCTCTTGATCTCACTCGTGGTTCGATGCGTCCCGAGTCTAAAGAGACTAGTGTTACTTTGCTTGAGCACGATCCAAATCCAACTTCTAGACTTTTGTCTGGTTATGTGGTCAATAAAGGTATGGTTACTCTACCATTCACCACAAAAGTTCTCGCTCAAAACAACTTTGCGACAGAAACTATTCCTGTCAATCCTTTCCTTATCTTTGCCTTTAAGGGAACTGCAGCTCTTTCTCCTAATGTCGATCCGTGGTTCGATGAGTATAGTCTGCCATCTTTGAATAATAACGACAACCAGACATTAGATCCTCTGGAAGTTTATACCGATGGAGATGTTGCCCTATCTCAAATTCACGATGTTAGTAAGATCTCTATTCTTGGTAACGATTCCGAGTTTAGCAATGTCAATTCTCTAAGCTCTGATGCTCCTCAAACTGCAGAAGCTGAAGTTATTCAGTCTAAGATTACCAGTTCTTCTAATCTGGCATCTCAGAATACAGAGCTTCCTTTACAGCAAAGCAGTACTTCCATCGGAGAAAAAGTTCTTTCTACTTCATTCACTCTGTATGTGAAAGAGCAATATGTTGAGTTCCATCTTCGTAAGATGAAACCTAATACTAGATTGCATACTTTCTTGGATAATATCAATATCGGTGGGTATGTGGTACCAGATCGTAACTATTCTGGCATTCCTGGATCTTCCCTCAGGTCTTGGGGAGACAATATAGTAACAGATGATGCTGGAAATGCTTCTGGTATTATTCTAATTCCTTCAGGTAGAAAACCATCCTTAGGCACTTTCCACGAAGAAAACATCGAAGACTTGACTTTTGATGAGTCTGTTGGGCTTAAATTCCCTCTGGGCGTTAAGAAGATTAAGTTTACGAGCAGCAGCACTAACGGACATCATCCTCAATCATTTGCCAATGTTTCTTTCTTCGCAACTGCAATTAAAGAAACTGCTCCTAATGATATCATCGCTGTTGAAAATCTTAGCGATGATGAGAAAACAGATGGTACACAGTACACAGAGAATATCCTCAACCCAGAGGTTTCTGTTGTTGACCCACTAGCACAAACTTTCCGTGTTGAAAGCTTTAATGGTGGCGTATTTGCATCTTCTGTAAATATGTACTTCTCGGAAAAAGATCCCATCTTGCCAATTTCGGTGAAGTTAGTTGATACTATTGCTGGTAGACCTTCTAAAAATGTCATACCTGGTTCTGAAGTTGTAATAGATCCTAACACCTATCTTCGTGTTATTTGTAGTGGTGGACACACTCTCATTAAAAATGAGATCATCGAAGGCGATACTTCTAACGCACAAGGTCCTTTAATCAAAGTTCTGGATTCTCAGAATACTCCTGTTCCTGAAGTCAATGGCAACTTCAATCTGGCAACTACTCAAGTTTATACTTTAATCTTGGGAGACCACAACAAAGAGAGTTTCATAGCTGGCGAACCTCTGGTTATCACTTCACTGACTGTTGCTAATAACAGCAGATCTGGTGACGAGATTGTATCTGTGGAAATCGTTCAGGATTCTGGATACATCTCTCGTATTATTATGGACGATCTTGGAGATGGGTATGCAGGTTCGACAACTGTCACAATTGAATCTCCTCAATTGCCTGGTGGCGTTACCGCTACTGCAGTTCCTAGTGTCACAGATCAAAAGATCTATGAAATTAATCCTACTTTAGGTGGTACCGAGTATACAATTCCTCCAAGTGTATTGATTGTTAGTACTAATGCCACACAGCTGGCATCTGCTACAGCAATTATTAAGTATAACAAACCTGCAGTTAGGATGGGTGTTGCTACAGATAGCAAGGCACTTATTCCTACAGAGTTCCATTTCGATTACCCGATATATCTAGAAAATGACCGTGAGTATGCTCTTCTCATCGAAACAAATAGCACTCAGTACCAAACATTCATTTCTCGCCTCGGTGAGACTGAAATTAACAGTAACTCTACAGTTACTACTCAGCCTTTGCTTGGTTCGCTGTTTAAATCTCAGAATAGCACTCTTTGGACCGCGAACCAATACGAAGACCTGAAGTTTGATATCTTTAGAGCACAGTTTGATATTACTAAGATTGGTGTTGTTCGTCTCGTCAATGATGATATGGGATATGACAACCTTCCACCAAGTCCTGTCAGAACTGATGCTGATGGTTCTGGTACTACTTCGAGTCAGCTGTTTGGTGCCAATACTAAGGTTATCAAAATTGACCATAAAAACCACGGTCTTAATCCTGGATCCTTTGTTGCTCTGAAGAATGTTGGTGGTGTCGGTGGTTATTCGACTACTACTTTAAACAATCAAATCTTACCTGTTATTAATGCTGGTATCGATTTCTATACTGTGGAGATGCCTACTGTTGCAGGCGGTAATGGTACTGGTGGTGGTAATATTGGTGTTGCTCTTGGGCAAATTAAGTATGAGAAAGCAGTCATTAAAATTGATGCTATTGATTACCCTGAAACGACACTCTCAACTATGGTTGAGACTACTAAGATCAAACCTATCGATAGCAGAGAAACTATCGTTGACTATGAGATTGAAAAACCAGTTGATATTATTCTCAATAAAGAATACTACTTCCCAACTCAAAGAGTTATCGCTTCTAAGCTGAACGAGAAGATATATTCTGATCGTATGAACGATAAGAGATCAATGACCGTTAGTGCTACACTTTCTACCACTAATCCAAATCTTTCTCCTATTATAAACCTCAAGAATCCAAAGGCAATTCTCACCACCAACCGTGCTGAGTCTCCGAATGGTACTGAAGATAGATACGGGAAGAAAGTTCAGCAGGTTGAAGTTTATAAGACAGTTGTTATGAGACTAACGGATAATGCAGCTTCTCCTGCAACTCTTGGTTCTGCTCAAACGTTTGAAGTTACTTCTGGCGAAGGACAAGTTATTACTGGTAAGACATCTGGCACTAAGGGTGTTCTGTCTTACTGGGATGCATCTTCTCCTGGTGAGATGTATGTGAGAATTACCGAAGGTGATGGTTTCATTATTGGTGAAGAACCTGAATTCAGTGGTTCATCTTCTTATAATAAAGAGTGGAACTTTGATGGCAGTACCACTAATCCTGTGAGTGGTGCAGCTACAGGGTTTACTTTACCTCTAAAAATTGCTGGAGATCTTTCTCTCGCACAATTCGATATTGATCCTGGAAGTAACGTTGCGTTAGATGATGATTCTAAGACTGCCGTTGCTAATCGTTGGAACCAAGAAAACTATCGTTTGATCTTCTCTTCTAACAATTCATTGTTTGTTGCTGGAGATTTAATCGGTTCTGGTGATAGCACTACTGGACTGTACGAAGCTGGTTTTGATGTTATCAATAAGAGTTTCAATGTTCCTCAGGAAATTAAAACTGTATACGAAGCTTATGGTTTCTTATACACACCTGAAAGACTTAAGAATTCTTCTAACGTCGCAAATTATGTCACTAAAGAAATTTCGCTAGATAATCCTGGTAGTGGTATTACAGTCAAACTGACTGCTGCTCTACAAGAAATAGACGACATTTCGTTGATGTATAAAACTAAGAGAGCGTCACAACAGGTGTTCTTTAAAGAAATCAACTGGACATACTTTAACACCACTGGTGTTCCTGACAAGACTGTTTCGCCTTCCACAGGTACAAACTTCTCGCCAATTACTGAATCCGAAGAAGACTTCAAAGAATACTCATTTACTATTGGTGGATTGAAAGATTTTAATTCTTTCGCTATCAAAGTTGTATTGAAGTCACGCAATCCATCTATGCCCCCTAGAATTAGGGACCTTAGAGCAATTGCAACTTATTAATGCCTAGTACAATACTTGCTGAAATGTGGGCTAAAAATTACAACTACCATAAGGTAAAGGGTCACGATGATCTCCATCGTGACGAATCGGGAGCGATTATCAATCACGATAAAAGCTCCTTTGAGGCATACAAGCGTTCAAAAATGCTTGCCGAAAGAAATATTAGTTATGCAGATGAAATTGATAATTTAAAGAAAGATGTTTCCGACATCAAATCTCTTTTAAAGGAACTTATTTCCAAACTATAAATACTCACATAAGGATCTGTTTAAACAATGGCGCTTACACGAATCAGGAGAACTGGTTTAAATGATGGGCTAGTCAGTGACGCCAAACTGGATAGTGGTGTAGGCACCCAAGCGGTGACAACTTCCACTATCAGAAATGGCGCTGTTACTACCCTGAAGTTAGCAGATAACTCCATCACCACAGAAAAACTCAGTACCTCTGTAGGGCTTGAGGCAATTGACACTTCGGTGCTTAGAGACGGATCAGTTACTCCACCTAAGATCGATACCACTAGCACATTTAATTTTAACTCTGCTACTGTCGCAACTTCTCTAAACGTTACTGGTAAAGTTTCTAGAGATGATGCAGTTGGAGTTGACGTTTCTGGTTCCGATATTACCATTGCAGGTGGTGCTGGTACTGGATCTGCTACTGGTGGTTACATCAGACTCAAGACATCCAAAGCTAGCGGAACTAGTGGATCCTCTGCTAACAATCTTACAGATGCCATTGTTGTTACTGGAGAAGGTAAGGTAGGCATTGGAGTTGGTTCTCCTACAGAAGATCTCGAAGTTGCAAACAACGTTGTAATCAACGGAGAACTAACTGTTCTTGGCGGCACTACGACAGTTTCCACAACCAACACTGTGATTGGTGATAAACTGATCGAACTTGGCAATGGTGTTGTTGGTTCTCCAGCTGGAGACAGTGGTATTGTATTTGAGCGTGGTAGTGAAGACAATGCATTCATCGGTTATGATGAATCAGAAGATAAATTTGCAATTGGAACTGGTAGCTTTACTGGTACAACTTCTGGCGATCTCGGTATTACCAGAGGAACTTTAATTGCTGATTTAGAAGCAGCTTCTATCGCAGTTGCTGGTGTTGGTTCTTCAGTTACTTTCGATGGTGCAGTAGTCACTATTGAACCAACTGGATCTAATGTTCCTTTGCTGAAGGTTGATCCCACTAACAATAAGATGGGTATCGGTCAAGAGCCCAACAATGCTCTTGCGCAAATCTTGCAAGTTCAGGGTACTGTCGGTGCTACTGCATTTATCGGTGATGGTAACGGTCTGACTAACCTGTCTGGTTTTACTGGAGCAGGCGATGGTACGGAATCCATTCCTGGTATGTCATTCTTCCAAGATCAGGATAATGGTTTCTATAGACCATCTTCCGATCAAATGGGATTGTGTCTTGGTGGTGCTGAGAAAATTCTTTATAATGATCAGGGAGATTCACTAGTCTTAACTCGTGATATTCACGGTCAAGACTGCGGACAAGTTGTTACAGCAACTATTCAAGCAGCCGTTATTGATACATTCACAATTGCCGATTACTACAGCGGCAAGTATGTTGTTCAGGTTGTATCTGGTGCTTACGTTCAGGTCAAAGAAGTCCTGATTATGCACGATGGTACTGACATTTTCATCGAAGAATATGCCACTATGACTTCTGGTGGTCTTAATGAAGGTGCACTAGGTACTATTACTGCACAGTATAATGGAGCAAACATCGAAGTTATATTCACTCCGTCATACGCTACTAATACTGTCAAGTACTTCAGATCACTCATCAGATCCTGATATAAATAAACCCAGATACTAGTTGCCCTATCACAAATGACTGTCAGAAACGTAGCGAAAAATTATACGTTTGAGCAACAGCGCCTTGAGATTAATGACATTGGCGCTGACAATGGTGATTTTTCTGGCAAGGTCATTGGCCAAGCTGTGGTAAATAACCTTATTGCTCAAACAATTACCGATTGCTTACTTGAATTAGATACAGAGTTGGGACCTATCGCCTCTATCACTGGCGAAATTCCTGCTAACGATAAAGATAACGTGGTGGAAGCAGTTAATTATATCACTGATACTATCATTAAATCGTTATCCCAGTTAACTACTGTGGATAAAACTAGTATTGTTAATGCTGTTAATGAACTAGATCAAGATGTAGGCGACTTGACATCTCTGTCTGCTAACATTGTAGACCATTCAAGCTTAGTTGCTGCCCTCAACGAAACAAAAGATGTCATTGTTGGTGTTCTTTCTAACTTAAGTACAGTTTCCAAATCCAGTATCGTTGCTGCGATTAATGAAATTAAAGATACTACTATCGGAAACTTAAACAACCTCACTACACAAAATAAAGCAAACCTTATTAATGCTATTAACGAATTGCAAATTGAGGTAAACACTCTTGCTGCTCAGGTTGGTGTATCTGTGGAAGCAGGTCTCGACGCTACTGCTCTCGCTATCGCTTTAGGTTAATAAAAAATGGCAAATAAATTCCTATCCACTTCTAAAACGGGCGTTGGCGTTTCCGACACTAGTATCTACGCAGTAGAACTGCAAGGTACTCAGGTTGAAAAACAGAGCGTGTTAATTGGATGCAACTTATCCAATACCACACAGACAGCTGTTATCGCTGCTGTAAAGGTCAGTCGATATCCAGCATATTCTATCGATCCGCAGTATCCTAAAGATGATGTATTCATCGTAAAGAATGTTCCAATTCCTGCAGGATCATCATTTGAAATTATGCAGGGTCAAAAGATTATTCTGGAATATAATCCAGATGGATATAGACTATCGACACCTAATGTAAGCGATACATTAGCAGCTAATATGACTAGTGCCAGTGTCGTATCTTTAACTGTTACAGATAACACTGGTCCTAAGTTTAACGCTCAAGACTATATCAAGATCAATAACGAAATTATGCAGATCACCTCCCTTCAGGGTACAGGTGACGAAATACTTAACGTAGACAGAGCGCAAGCAAACTCTACTCCTACTACTCATACTAGTGGAGATTCTGTTCAAAAAATTGATGTTGGGTTGGGTGATGAAATCATAGTTACTTGTGATACTAATTCAGCTCTAGATTGCATTTCTAGTATTATGGAGGTCTCAGTCTAATGGCATATCTTGGATTAAATCCCGAAGCATATGTTTCTAAAATTAAGGAGCTCCAAGATATTTCGTCGTCATTTAACGGCGTTGATGTAAATTTTCCGCTTCGTACTACCAACGGTGATATAGTCACTGTTTCTCAATCAATGCAACTCACCGTTAGTTTAAACGGTGTTCTGCAACAACCCAATACTGCTAGTGCTTCTGGTGGTCCTGGATCTTTTTGGGTTCAGGGAGATCAACTTTATTTCTCAGAAGCTCCTAGTACTGGAGATGTTTTCTTCGGTCACGTTCAAAATTCAGTTGTTAACAATATGGATCGTTCGGAGATTTTCTCCGAATCGTTTGTTGCTAACGGAATTGACGTTGACTTTACAATGTCAAAATCTCCACCAAATGTTCACGCAATTTTGGTGACTATTGATGGTCTGGTGCAGCATAAAGATGCATACACTCTGACTAGTCAAAACCTAATTCTTCGTTTAGATGATGCTCCTAGTATTAACTCGGTTATTGAAGTTACTCACATTGGGTTCTCTTCATCTCTGGTTGGACCCACTAGTGCTGTTAGTTCTTTCTACGGAAGATCTGGTGCTGTCGAACTTCTCAATACGGATGACGTAAATGTTAGAGACGTTGACTGTTACGGTTCTATTGGCGTCGGTAATTTTAGTCCTAGCTTTAAGGTTGATATCGACGGTGGTTCTGGGACTTCTAATTGCCTCAGGGTACAGGCACAGTCTTTGCCAACGATTACTTTAGAATCTTCCAACACAGGTGGTACTACAAAGTTCATCCAAAATGGTGATGACTTCCATATGTTCGCCACAGCTGGTGGTGTTACTACTGATATCTTTGTAGCAACTCAAGGATATATTACAACTGAGAATTCTATTGGTAGTCCTGCTGATAGAACTACTGTTAACATTGCAGGTGATTCATCTGGTGTAACTAAAGCACTGAATGATAATACTACTGCAATTGCTACAACGGCATTTGTCCGTCAGGAAGTTGCTGATTTGGTTGGGTCGTCACCAGGCGCACTCGATACATTACAAGAATTGAGTACAGCATTAGGGGATGACCCTAATTTTTCTGTCACCATTAACAATGCTATCTCATTGAAAGCAGATGCTACTAATGGTACTACTAACTTACAAACCTTAAATAACGCAACTATTAATGGGGTTAGCATTCAAGCTGATCCTGGTGGTCCTACTCCCAATAGGATTCGTCTTGGAAACGTTATTTACCCTGCTACCCAAACTGCTGATATTGGTTATAACCTCGTGGTTGTTAGCAGCAATATTGATGGGACTGTAAATATGGAATTCAGCGACCGCAATGAAATGCGGGACATCTGGTTGTTCAGCTAAATATCAAGGAGGATACAATATACAATGGCTCTTTCAAGAGGAAAATTATCAGGCACTGGAGGGAAGAACATTCAGTTCGTTCCCACAGGCACTCCTGGTACGGTTTACGTAAACCCTGCAGCTACAAAGACATATTTCAAGGGTTTTGTTGTTTTTAATGGCAACACTACTACTGAAACTATTAACTTGTATCTCGCTGAAGATAACGTAGGTGCACTCGATACTATCGATGCTGCAACTAAGCCACAGCAGTTTGTTAGACAAGAGTTAAGTTCTGGTGAAACGTTCTACGTTGAACTAAACTATCCCATCGTTCTCGAAGACGCGAATGATGCAATTTATGGTCTGACTGACACAGCAAACAAAGTTACAATCATTCTAATTGGCGATAAGGAGTCATAAATGCCTTTTCGCATCGGCAGTTTAAAAACTCAAAATTACGAAAGTCGGTTGGATGACTTGACCGATGAAGGACATTTGCGTCCTTTCTATGACACTACTAAAATTCGCAAGACTCCTTTTGAGGCAGCAAGAATTGTTCGTGTGACTCCTCAAGATGGATCCGCAGCTTTTAACTGGAACTTAGATACTCAAGGATCTTTAGTTTTAAACATAGGAGAGTATCAATTAGAAACAGTTGTTTCTGATGATGCTATGTTTACAGTGCAATTCGTAATGTGGGGAGCTGGTGGAGCTGGCGGTAAAAACACTGGCGGCATTGGTGGCGGTGCTGGATATACAGCTGGCGGTTTGAGACTGCTCTCAACTCAACTGTATCACATTTGTGTTGGTGGTGGTGGGGATTCTAGATCATCTGCATCAGTCACTACTGGCGGCGAATGTGGAGGTGCCTTAGGAGGTCTTTTGGGTAATGAATATGGTGGATGTGGTGGAGGATTCACAGGAATCTTCCGTGATTCTGCTGTTCAATCAAACGCACTTTTGATTGCAGCTGGTGGCGGGGGCGGTGGTGCCGATCAACGTGGTGGAGCAGGCGGTTCTTCCAACGGTCAAATCGGTCAACTGTTCGATCAAAGAGGCGGTGGTGGAGGTTCCCAAACTGAGGGAGGTTTCGCTGGTTTTACTGATTCAGTTTCTGGTTCTGGATTATCAGGTGGCAGAGCAGGATCTCTGTTGACATATCCAGGCGGTGGCGGCGGTGGCGGTTACTACGGTGGCGGTGGCGGCGGTAGTGGCGACGTTAATGGTCACGGTGGTGGTGGCGGAGCTGGTTTCATAGATCAGACTCGTATCATTGCTGGATCATATTCTGCTGGTTCAAATGAAGTCCCTGGTAATGATGCAGATCCCAATAGAGGAGTTGCTGGGCAGGGTGGTATACCCAATCAGTCTGGGACAGACGGTAAATTCGCCATCATTGGCACCTAACATAAATATTTTTTAAAGACAGATGGCGTACTTAGGAGTCACACCCAAAATTGGTAACATCCGTAAATTGGATGACGTTGCTGCACAGTTTAATGGTGTGGCGGTTACTTTCAATATGCGTGTTGGTGGGCAAGTAATTTTTCCTGGTTCGCCTCTGCAAATCCTCATCTCACTTGGTGGTGTGATGCAGGAAGCAAATGTTTCTTATCAGATCAATAACGATCAGATTACATTTTCAGATCCTCCGAACCCTGGTATTGATTTCTTTGGTCTTGTCATTGGTGATACCATCGATGTTGGAGAGCCTTCAGATAATACAATTAATGCGGTTAAATTAAACCAAGGTGCCACCTTTACGATGGGTGGTTTGAATGTTAATGGTCCTATTGCTATTGATAGTTCTACCTTAGTTGTAGACGAAATCAATCACCTAGTTGGTATTGGTACTGCATCTCCTTCTAATAGATTATCAGTATCTGCTGGTGATATCGAGCTTGATCCCTCCAACAATTTAACTTGGGGTACTGGTATTAACAGATCTCAAATTACAGGTGCAGATCAAAACCTCGTATTGAAATCTAATATTGCGGATTTGAATGGATCTATTCAATTGAATGGTTCGTCAGTGGTTATGAATAACACTCTGACTATTGCTCAAAACAGTAGCACTACAAATATTGTAGGGTCTGGAAATATAATGCAATTCAGTAATGCTGGGAACACAGCAACTCCTGGATTGGTAGTAAGCAACGTTGGCATTACTCTTAACAGAGAAACGAATTGCAACTACAATATGATGATCAGCAACCAACTCAACGTTGGAACATATCTACAGA